GACATTTCTTTATCAAGTCTTACTAAAATCAGAGGTAGAGGTGCAGTTATTAATGAATCTATAGGTATTACAGAAGTTGCTGATAGGGCAAAAATCATACTTACACGTATCATTTCAGACTCTATAGGAATTGCAACAACTAATAATATTACTAGAGGATTAAACAAGGTTTTACAGTTAACTGTTGGTATAACAGAAATCAATGACAGGGTAAGACCAATCATTAGAAGTATTGTAGAAACAGTATATGCTGGTATTAGTCTGTTCCAAGGCAGTGTATTTAGTAAAACAGTATTCTATATTAATTTCCCAATAACGGTAATGACTAAGAATAGAATGGTTAGTGATTCGGTAACAATACGAAAATTACAAACTTTCCAAACCAATACATTCCAATGGATATCATTGGGTGAACCTCGAGTTAGAACACTTAGCAGAATTAGAAGTGATTCTATAGGTGTAGATGACTTTAGAGGTAGGATTAGAGATGTAATAAGAGCAATAGAAGAAAGTATAGCAATAAGCGAGGTTAATGATAGAGTTAAGAGTCTTATCAGAATGTTATCTGAGGATATATCTATGAGTGAAGTCAATGATAGAGTTAGAATATTATTAAGACATATAGTAGATAGTGTAGATGTAGCTGACTTTAGAGGAACATTAAGAGACTTGGTCAGAATGATAAGTAATAGTTTGAGTGTTAGTGAAGTCAATGATAGATTTAAAGCAATTAATAGAATCACATCAAATTCATTGTCTATTAGTGAGATTAATGATAGAGTTAAGGTAATCAATAGAATGATTTCAAATACAATAGCATCAGCAGAAACTAATCTAAGAGTTAAAGTTATGACTAGAATGGATTCTGCAACAGTATCACTAAGTGAAGTCAATGATAGAGCTAGAGTACTATTAAGAATAAGAGATGAAAGTGTTAGTGTTGCTGACTTTAGAGGTAGAATTAAGGAGATTATTAGAATCTTAAGTGATGTTGTAAACATGTCAGAGATAAATGACAGAGTTAAACTTATCAACAGAATAATATCAAACTCATTATCTATAAGTGAAATTAATGATAGAGTAAGACCAATCATTAGAATGTTAAGTAACAGCATATCATTAGCAGAAACCAACGCAAGAACCAAAGTCATTAACAGAATAGATACTACAATAATATCACTAGGTGAAGTCAATGACAGAACAAAAGTGATGAACCGTATGATTGCAGAAAGTGTTGCAGTAACTATGTTTAGAGGAAGTATAAGAGGACTTGTAAGAATGATAAGTGAATTAATTAACCCATCAGAAACTAACATTAGAGTTAGAACACTTAACAGAATTAGAAATGATAGTGTAGGTGTGACTCAGTTTAGAGGTAGGATTAAGGAGATGGTTAGAATGATTAATGAGAGTATATCATTAGTTGAAACCAATATTAGAATCAAGTTAATCAACAGAATTCTAAGTGAATCTATATCATTATCAGATATAATAATAAGACAGATAGGAAAGGTATCAATAATTAATGAAACAATGAATGTGACTCAGTTTAGAGGTAGAATAAGAAACGTAGTTAGAATGATTGCAGACACCATAATACCATCAGAATCAATGAATTACTTTAAACGTATATTTATAATCAATAATGATGTTGTAAACGTATCACAGTTTAGAGGTAGAATTAAAGTTATGGTTAGAATTATCAGTGATTCATTATCAATGACAGAGACATTTGAGAGTGCAATAGGACAGATAAGAGTAGTCAGTGAATCAATCAATATCTCAGACCCATTGGTTAAAATACTAAGATATGGTCTTAATAGAACCACTAGAACTGTAGGCACATTCACACGAGCAATCGATGTAAAACTATTTAAACGAGACGAGACAACCAAAGGAGTAGACACATGAGCATGAATCTAACAGGAAGAGCCACAGAGTTCTTCGTAAAAGTGGGAAACAGGGCAGTACTCACTATTACCATAGTGGATGCTAGCAATGTCAAAAAGTCATTACAAGATAATGTTACATATGCTACAGGTAAATGGAAGGTATGGAAGCCAGATGGAACTCTTATAATAGACGGTACATTGGTATTCGAGGATAGACCAAATGGAATAGTATCATATAGATTGGCATCATCTGATGTTGTAATAGCAAATGCAGGTATTTGGGAGGGTGAAGTTGAAATATTTGACGGTGATGGTGACATGAGTGAACAAACGAAAACTTTTAATTTCACCATTGAGGAATCATACTAATGACAGATTTAACAAATACAGTAGGTGGCAAATGTGATGTTTGCGAACACCATCAAAATCTACATTCATCTCCAGATGGGTGCAGTGATTGTGACTGTAAATCAAGAGGACTACAATAGATTTATATATCACTCTTCATAACATCCATCATGTTAAAGATTGATGATATTAATGAGGAGGTCTATTTTCAGTTCAGGAGAGCCCAAATGGAGGCTATGCATACCGAAAGGTTAGGCGTTATTCATGTTAGTGATATTATTAAACCATGTATGAGGAATGTTATCTACAGAAAAACAACCCCAGATACTGGTATGAGTACAGAGAATACAAAATCTCTCTATTTTGGACAGGTAGTTCACAACAATTCACAGGTAGCAAAGGATGATAAGTATCATGAAATGTTTTTTGCTTATGACTATGTGAGAGATGTATCATTAACAAGAGAAGAAGCATTAGAGATTCCTGTTGATGATCCAAGACATCTTGATATAATTTATGGTAGTGCAGATGATGTGTTAAAGATAAATGGCAAGTGGGTTATAACTGATAAGAAAACAACTGGAAGTATTGATTATTTTAACAAGGCAACAGGCAAGGCAAGTGATTCACATAAGGATCAAATTAACAGGTATAGGGTTCTCTTAAAGAAATGTTATGATATAGATGCAGATTTTGGATGTGTTATTTACATTAGCAATAGGATTGAAAAAGATAAGAGGGATAAACCAGCAATACTATCATTCAAGTTAAAACCTGTTGAAGAAACATTAGCAGATATGATAATCAAATCTAACATAATTAAAGACTCATTAACTAATAAAATATTGCCTGAGAGAACCAAATGCTTCCTTTGTGATGGTATGTGTGACTATGCAAGCATGTGTTTTACAGATGAAAGGTCAACCTTCGATTGAAAAAAACTATAAATAATAGTTAATTAAAACAGTCATATAATGGATAAAAGTGACGATATTTTCAAAATTAAGAGCATAGGTAATAAGTTCGTAGTCAGTGAGGATAAGAGAAAAACCATATCTCCACACAATAGTCTCAAACATTTTAGAGAAGCAGATATACCAGCACTATGTGATCAATGTAAATATAGAAGTATTGATGCAGGGGGTAATGGCAAATGTCCTAAATATGAAGAAGATGCAGTTTGTACAATAAGAAAAGATTACATATCATTCATCAATGAGTTGGATACAAGAAATCCAGAAGACCTAAAAGAGATAATGGATATAGTAACCAAAATCACATTTGAAAATGTAATGATGACAGCAACACAATCAAAGTTTGATGGTGGTGTACCAGATAAGAATGGAAGAAGTGAAATCAATGTGTTGATGAATCTTATAAAATCACTTAGTGACCTTAATAGTAAAATAACAATTACTGAAAGAAAAGAGTTTTCTAAAGAAGGTGATATTAATACAATATTCAGACAAATAAAGGCAAAGGGAATTGGTAAGACCGACTAAGAGTGATACGGAAGAACGTCAGGAATTCATGCAGACTATTGCTGATTGTGCCAATAATCCTAGTTTGTTTAGTGAAATATTCTTAGGACATAAACTGTTTGATTATAATCAAAAATATGTTAACTGTAAAGACAGGTTCATAGTGTATAGAAGTGGAAGACAGGTGGGTAAAACCATGTCAACTGCTGCCAAAGCAGTACACTTTGCGTTCTTTGCACCTCTAATGTTAAAGACAGTAAAGAATGATTGTACAATAGTTATTGCTGCACCTACCCAAAATCAGGCAACCATCATGTTTGATAGAATTCGTAGTTTGGTTATCAATAATGAGTTTCTCAAAGGTTACATAGTAAGAAACACACAGAGTGAACTTTGGATTAATTTCTTAGACAATACTGGAATGAGTAAGATTATCACAAGAGCCACAGGTGAAACTGGTGTTGGATTGAGAGGTTATTCTCCACACGTTATTATTGCTGACGAATGTTCTTTCATTAAGACAGATATTCTTAGGGCTTTCTTACCATCTGGTATGGCTACACAGGCAAAGGTATGGCTTACATCAACACCTTTCTCCAAAGCAGGTTATTTCTATGAAGCATGTATGAACAGTAAACCTAAGAATCCAGAAGGTATGTGGACAGAATTTCATGTTAAATCTATGATGAACCCACTTATTGCAGAAGATCCTGTATTTATTGAGGAAATTAAGAGACTTACAAAAGAGGAATATGTCCAAGAGGTAGAGGGTGAGTTCCTAGA